TGGAGATTGATGCCAATAGAAGGACCAACACTGTTGAGATTTGGGTCAATCCAGTACTGGTACGCGAGCGTGACGCTGTACTCTTCGATTGTGTCGTTGCTTGCCCAGTCAACGTCAATAGGGCTGACATCGAGTGGGAACATGCCGATAATCTGGTACTGCTTGATTGCTTCGCCGGTCTTAGAGTACTGAGTGACCAGCGCATTCGTACCATAGCCACCGTCGATGACGGTTGCATTAGGGTTACGAATGTTCTGCTGTGGGTCATTCAAACCGTTAATCCACTGCTCGAACGCATTACGAATGATGAAGTCTTCATCGTTCAGAACGGTGATTGTCCAGTCTGCATACGTACGGTTGCCAGCCAGCTTGACTTCACGACCGAAGTAGTAGGTCGGTGTGAGACCCACGGTTGAACCCGGCAGGTTAGAAGCACGAACTTGGAAGTTCGCCTTCGCAGCCGCGAGTGCGCCGAGAGAGACGAAGCTAGGAAACGCAAGCTGCACGTCAAAGAGGTTTGGACGTGCACCGTCACCGGTCAACGTTGTACGGAAAGTGTCAATATTGAAACTCATGCGTTGCTCCCTTAGTACTGACCAACAATCGTGTTGAAGTTGACACCGTTCTGGACAGCGATGAAGTTCAACTGGATGTAGTTGATGCTGTAGTTTGGAACGATGTAGATATCACCCACGAACTGGTGAGAGTTGATGACCTCAGGCGTGTTGTTCGTCTGGTCGCAGACTACTTGGAACGCCGTGATGCCGCGTCGGCCCTTCACTGTGGTCAAGAATGGGGTCACCAAGTTGACGAACTGGCTGCGGGTGAACGCATCGTTGAACTCGAAGAGCGATGCCTGTGCTGCCTGAGAGATAGCCTTCTCAAGGACGATGAAGAGGCGTCGGACATTGATGCGGTCGAACGCTGAACTGTAGTTCAGGAAGGTCTTGTCACCGTAGAGCAGGATGCCCTGACCCGGACGCTGGATGACAGAGTTGACACCAGCAGAGTTGAGTGTGTTACGGTCGCTCAATCCCGGGTTGTACGCCAGCTTGAGTGCGTTCTTGATGAGACCACGCTGCAGACCGGCAGGTGACCACCATGGATCACGCACGTTGTCAGTCTGGGCGCAAAGACCAGCGATGTCGGCATTGAGCGGAATCCAACGGTACATGTCATTGTACTTGTCGTAGAACCACTTCCAGCCAGAATCCATCACGCCGTAGCTTGAACGGAATGGCAAGCCATTGGCGTAGTTGGTGATGCTGGTGACCACTGGGCTTGCGTTCGATAGAACGTTCGCCAGCGGAGGTGAGAAGAACGCAACGCAGTCTCCACGCTCATTGTCGGCTGAAGAACCAGCGATGTCGCTGAAGATGTAGTCGAGCACGGTTGAGTCTTGGTCCGCCGTGAAAAGGAGACCGACATCGACCTGTTCGGTGTTGGCGAAGAGACCCCATGCGTTTTCGAGATTTGCATCTGCAACCGTGCCGTCAGCACCTGCGCTCAATGAGAAGCTGTTGACAGCCGCATCGTTGTTAGATGCAACCCATGAGTGTGACGATACACCCCAGCCATTTGCATTTGCAGCAGGGATGCCGGTGTTGTAGATGAAGTTCGACTGATTGTAGACGACGTAACGGTAGTAGTTGTTCGCACCTGTTGGGGTCAATGCGTCTGAAAGACGTGAGAGACCACGGAAGCGCTCAAGAACTGTGTTAGCCGTGCCAGTGAACTGACCACCTGAGTCAACGACCAGAATGTGCAGTTCATCACCATACTCAGTGCCACCAGAGACCTGTGTGAGCCATGGTGAGGTGTTTGGCGCGAATGGGAACTGGTTCGCGAAAGTGTAGTTTGGAGAGTTGGCGTTGCTTGCGTCAGCAGTCCAAGCTGTGTTAGATGCCCAGCAGAGGACCTTCAGGCTGTTGCCCAATGCGCCCGGGTAACGAGCGGTCCATGGGTTGCCAGCAACATACGTGCTGTACACATTGTTGAAGTAGTCATTGCTGTTATTGATGACGGTGCCCGCACCATTTGCAGTTGCGTTCTTCTGACCGGTACCAGCAGCACGAGCGATGTTCAGCGCGTTAGAGTAGCTGAGGAAGCTGGTGCATGAGAAGAAACTTGTTGCGGTGTTGACATCAGGGAAGCCAAAACCACTGGTGATAGAAGCGAGTTGCTGTTCTGATGAGACTGGTGTGACCTGAAGCACCGGACCCCAATTGAACACGCCAGCGAAACCACCGGTTGAGGTAGAAACTGCTGGAATGCTTGTGGTCAGGTCAACTTCGGTGACAAATACGCCGGGAGATAGTGGTGAAAATGGCATGCGCTTAACGCTCCATAGCTGGCTTCAATGAGGTCTATCATTGATATTTAGGAAACCAGAGATGTGACCTATAATTGAAAGGTATTGCTCTTTTTGAGATTGTGAATAGCAGGAAGGACTTGAAGATTCTCTGGAACATGAAGTCCACTGACTTTCTTCCCCTGTAGGGGGATAACATGGTCAACGTGGTAACGAACTCCAGTTTCAGTGGTCAATCGATGTGCCTCTGAATAGATATCCTTAATTCTGCCCATATCAGCCCACGGTGGAGTTCTCTTGAGTTGATTTGCTTTGCGCTTAGCATCATCGGCTGAGTGCTGTATACGTCGTTTGGCTGGATTCCTTTGTATCCAAAGACGAGTTGCAGTGCGGGTACGCTCTCGGCTGCATTCGACACAGGTCCTATTAGAAAGCTGTCGTTCCGCGATGTGACCATTGACACACGGTTTACCGGTGAAGTAGGTCTCTCTCATTTTTGCGCTCCATGGCGTAAATCATGGGTACGGCATCGCCCTGCCTCTGGCCCTGTCGGTGCAGGGATGACTGGCACGCGGGGCAGGTAAGGGCGTGGAAGTAGTTGTGCTCAGGCTTGCAAAAGGCAGGAGATTCCCTGATGATGTCTCGCAATTTCTGGCTTTCCACAGTCGGCATACCCTTATATAGCTCGCCTTGACACCGACCCCGGGGCCGAGTAGACTCACCTCAATCTTGGAAAGGAGAGACCTCCATGACCGCAGAGATTATCCCGTTTCCATCCCAGCCCAGAAACATCAACGCAGCCCGCGACGCTTTCATCAACTTCCGTCGCGGCCTTCGAGACTTCTGGATGAGCCGAGCCCGCGAGCTGGCCAAGAGCGGTGCCAGCAAATATTGCATCCGCCTATACGTCACCAACGCTCGACTGAACAACCATCTCATCATCGACGCCCGTAAGACAGCATGAAGTACGTTTCACGACAGGTTTCCCACATCGAGCCCGGGAAGGGCGTCACCTACAATGGCAGACCGGCAACAGTTGACACCCGCACCGGAGGGGCGTATCGTATCGTCTTCGCGAACGGTGAAACCAAGGTCGTGCATCGCAACCAAATCAAGAGGCGAGCACGATAGGAAGGAGGGACAATGGCCAAGGTACATGTCGAAGGTCATTCGATGACGGTTGTCAATGAGACAGGCCGCATCGAGTACGTTGCCAAGCTGGTGGACCATACAGGTGTCATCGGCAAGGCGAAGGTTTCCATTGACCTGTCGCTTCTGACCGGTTACTTGCTCTCTTCGCTGGATGACAACTCCTGCAACAACACGCGGCTGGCCTACGGTGCCATTTCGTGCAAGAGGGTGCCATGAACGCCGCACTCATCATATTCGGCATCTTAGTGTGGCTTGCTGCCGGTCTGCTCGTCGCCCGCATGTGCGGGATGAACCGATACGAAGACGAGGATTGAATGGCCCACGTGGGTTTCAGTGGATGTCGAGTGGTCGGGCCGACTCACAACATACCGGTGTGTCCGTATTGTGAGGTTGAACGCCTGCGCGAGAAGCTGGCATTAGAGACCAAGCGGCTCGACTACATCGAGAATCACTTTCACGTTCTCGGATTCACCCGAGGCGATACGTGGTTCAAGATTCAGTCGTATGACACCAAACCAAAGCGCTATGGTAACATGCGCGAGGCAATTGACGATGTGCTCGAAGCCACAAGGTAACTGCGATGACCTCCCGTTCTAAATTTCCCGAGATCCTTTACGACGGCATGACTTACTACGATGCCGAGGCTGTCGATGCGGAGGTAGAGCGATTGCGAGCGGCGCTGGAGAAGATTGCCTGTTGGCATGTGGCTTTCCCTGAAACCAACTACCCGAGCTACGCCTCTATGGCTGTTGTGACGGCGCGAGAAGCGGTTCCGCGAAACGAAGCCGCACCACGGGACGAGGCTAAGCCATGATTTTCGTGTGGTCATTGACGCTCTACGAAACAGCGAAAGGCTTCCGCGTTGTCATCAAGGGAAATGGGCACACCGTGACGGGCAACGGACCCACACCGCAAGCGGCTCATCGAGCGGCGGAGTGTCAGCTTGTCGTAAAGCCGTGGGTCGGCGCGGAACCCTACGAGCCCGTACGACAAGTCGAGACGAAAGCAGTTCTCAACTGCCGCGAGGCTGGTCCCGGTCGAGGGCTGTGCGATCAGTGCGCGAACGGGCACTACGAGAAATGCCTATACGTTGCGGAGGGAGCAACGCTATGAACGGGGAACCACGTCGGTGAAGTTTCCAGCCGGAATCATCAAGCGTATCCACGTGGACAAGCGTGTGATTGCGCAGAACCTGAAGAACGGTACGAACCTGCCGCCCATCACCGTGCAGACCTCAATGGGACCTCACAAGGCGTATGAGGTCCAGATTCGAGGGCCATCTGTGTTCAAGTACAGTCCTACGAAGCCCCTGTCATGTGGGGCTCGTTTATGGGTAGAAACCCGGGCTGAAGTAGTTCTTGACAGGCCCGGTGAAGTGGGATAGAGTCATGCCATGTGGGACGGCGGTTCCTGCGTTAAAGGCCGAGTGCCAACCGCCACGATTTCAGGGTCGTACCTGCA